TATTATCACGGTTATCCTTGTGCATGTTATCAGCCCAGCTAGTCATGCCTTCTAAGAAAGCTCGCTCTGTTCCTTTGGTTCCTGGCGGCTGACGTAAAGCAAGCATTGCTGCAAATCCGGGTTTATTTCCAGAAGCAATCAAATCGTCATAGAAATCTACACATGCCTGACCTTTGTCTGCACATTCTTTTTTGTAACGCTCATAACTCATTACGAAATCCTTTTCTTGATATGAATCGTTCCTTCGGGAGTCTTAATTTCACCGAAAGCCTGAATAAGCGGTTTGCACTCCGTTGCGTCGGCAAAACCTTTATCTGCATAATTTGTAAATTCGGCCGGGCTGTGACCCTGCTCTGCCTGCTTAACGTGGTAACGACGAATAAGCTCACCTCGTGGTGCTGGCTCATCCCCGCTTTTATACTGAGTCATTTCTTCTGCATTTATATTGCCGATAATGTCCATGACCTTGCTGACGATTTCTTCTTTACTTTGCATTGTTAATCTCGTGGCGCGAAAATAGTTGGTACTCTACCTGGTGCCTGATTCCGTTGATACCTAAGAAGGTAATCTAGCGCTTCTCGACCTTCTAGAGAAGGCTTCCTTCTGTCACCATGGGGACCTTGGGTTCCATGGGCTGTTAAAACGTCATATCCCCCCGGTTTAACATGTTCTATGTCACCGGCATATAACATTCTCTGCCCCATCTCCTTGGCCGTTCTTCCCCCGGTAGGAATCCTCCCAGTTCGTTCGTAATAATCCAATACACCCTTTGGTATTTCAGGACGCTTATAACCATGTTTGTCGGCATATTCATCCCAGTCTCGAATCATCTTCATGGTATAGTTATGTTGTCTTTCTTCAGTCGGAACACCTCCCCCCTTAAATGTGCCTTCACCGCCGATTCTATCCCATAGCCACTCTAACCCTCCGGGTGCTATGGTTTCGTAGGATGTAAATGTGTCCTTTCCACCAGCTAATAAAGCATCCAAAAGACTCATACTGGGCCTAGGTTCTTCTTTTCTATTGGGGTCGCCTTTACGGTGTATACCTTGGTTTGGAGGGCTAGGCATCTTTTTTCTCCTTGATTTGTATTTCATGTTTTTGCTTCATGAAATCTAGTTCCATCTGGTTTTTCTGCTTATCTATCTCCAGATGTTGCTTTGAGGATTCTAAGTCAACTTGCTTGGCTTGAATGTCTAATTGTTTGGCCTGCATGTCTAGCTGTTTAAGCTGCATCTCAGTTTGTTGCTTCTGAGCTTCTTGCTGCTGCTGGGCCTGCTGCGCTTGCTGTTGCATCTGCATTTGCTGTTGCTGCATTTGCATTTGCTGCTGTTGCATTGCAGCCTGCTGCTCGTCTTGACCCTGCTCCGGATTAACTAGGTATCGACTTGGGTCTAAATCGTTTGCCTTAGCCCAGTCTGTAATAAATGCGTTATAAGGCTCCATGTTCCCTTGTGCTGCGAATTGCTGAAGCTGAGGCATAGCAATCTGTGCAAACTCATTAAGTTGACGAACCCGATTAACTTTATTAGGTTTCCTTGCAGAGCCCGCTTCGACACGATATGTGTAATCACGAACTAAATCTTCGAAGTCTTGGGCTTTAATCTGTTTTGTCCAGATATAAGCAGCAGAAGCACCTAGCACTGGCTTAACATCATCAGCACTTAAAGCCCACTCCGCTGCTTCCATTTCCTTCATGGCACAAACACTGAGCCAGTCCTCTACCTGACTACTCATATCGTCAGGCCGAATAGATACGTTCTGATTTCGAATCTCTGCTTCAGATGCACTTCGTATTTGAGTAGGGCCAGACAAACCATAGATAAGCTCTGTTAATCCAGTTCTCTTATCAATCAGCTCCAGAACCTGGCGAACCATATTCCAGATTTCTACGTTGAACTGAGGAGCATCTAAGAACGACACTACATCATTTACGCTACGACCAAATATTTCGCTAATCTCGATGTGTGTATACGGACCTAAGCCTGACTTAATCTGGTCCTGTATTTCTGCCCCCGCTGCTTTAGCGATTGCTACATATGTTGTCGATGCTGCTGCTACCTTGTCAGCTAAGAATGACATACACCAGTTCACAAACCTAAGCTCGCCAATGGCAGGCTTTATCATTGAAATAGGCCATACGCTTTTGGGCTTACTATGGAAATGCAACCGACTAAATGGCCAGCCGCCATCACACCAGAAAGGTATCGGCCACTGAACCTGATTGAATACTTCCTCGAATCCCTTTTTCTCTAAGTCCCCTGATGGACAATTAAGTGGAAATGGTACGTCAGGAGAAATTGCCATGTAACAGAAGTCACCAAACTTACTCCAATCGTACTTCTCGTTATCACCGTTTCCTTTATTGGTTAGGTGTAACTTATCCCCAAACCCACATTTAGTGTAAACTTCCCAGTATTCTATAAGGTCATGAGTACGCCCACTTCGCTTCTCCGCCGAAGTCTTTTTTCGTCCATTGGCGTAAACTTCACCCTGAGCATTGATGGATTCAAGGTTTCCTTTTAAGTCGCCCTTTAGCCCATACTTTCTATCTACCTTCCAGACTGGGTGAACGCACTTACGAGCAACCCATGTAACGTCTTCCCAATATTCAGCGTCTGGGTCTACGACAATATCATCTACAGATACAAAGGTGCTTTTAGGATGCTGATGCGGGGAACCTTTTGGACGGTACATCTCTGTCCACAGGATACCCATCCCTTTGATAATTGCCTCATTAATAGCTAGACGGCACTGGGCTTTCTTATCTGTTTCGTATTGTAGCCAATTAAGGTAATGCTCTTTGATGTTAGCGTGAGAACGACGTATTTCCGCTATGTAATCATCCTGTATTTGAAATGTTTCAAAGTAAGGACTTAATTGCGGGTCATCAGGATTAATCCCCATAGCTACGGGAGAAATCTCTGGAAGCATACGAGGTGTTACCTGAATAGCTGGATTCCTGTGATAAAGCACTGGGCCAAATAAAGCCACCGCCTCAAACACACGATTTACTGTCATGCGAAAGTTAGGCAAAGCACCTTGTGCTTCTTTGTCTAGAAATCCACCACTAGCTTTGGCGTACTCACCCTTCCACATCCAGTCATGAGCACCATCGAAAAACTTCATGGCCTCATCAGCATACTTACCAAAATGCTCATGCTTACGCTTTTTGGCTTGTTTGATTTTCTCCATCCACTGCCTGCATATGCCGGACATAGGATGCTTTGATTCTTCCCAAGTTGCCATGTTTGGTGCTTTCTATATAACAACCCCAGCCCACTTGGATATCAAGTGGGCTGGGACAAACTATAACTAAACAGTAGCTTCAGAGACTTCTGATTCGAACTCTTGAACTTTCTGCTCTAACCATTGTCGCTTAGGATTGCCTTTGAACTCAATCCCAAGACCTAAAGCTCGCTCTCTTAAACTGCGATAAGTCTCTTCGGTTTTTGAATCCGAGGCTTTTTTCCGACGAACAGTGCTTTTTGTTGCGGAAAACTCTAGTGCTGCTACTCGCGCTCTAAGCTCCTCACGCTCTTTACACTCTTGCTTGTGGAATTCTGTGAAATCCCAACCACCATTTTCTCGATGGTCAGAATTGAGCTGCAACTTAGGGTCGTCGATGTGACGAACAGACTCATAATGACCACCTTCAGCGGTACGGATAACTACGTTTCGGCCAGAGCGTGATATACGCAAAATAAAGCCTATCCGTGGCTCCGTACCTTCCTTCAAACCATTCGCATAGAATGTGACAGGTGTCCCAACTTCGACTTCAGGCATTTTGAATGTCTGAATTTCTTCTTGGGTTGGTACGATACTCATAAAATTATTCTCCCGTAGGACCAAGATTAATGTAAGAACGAGAACCCCCGTTCCGTAAACTATTGTTCATTCTTCTCTTCTGCTCTCGCTCTTTGCGAGCCTGTATTATTCTAGACACTACGGTCTCCCTTTTGGGAGGGGCAGATGGTGTAATGTATTTTAACCCATGGGCGGCTGCATATTCGCAAGTTTCTATTGCGTGACAGTTTCCTCGCCTATTTCCTTCATCGGTTACAAAACCATTAATTGTCTTTTTCTTAAACCTGTAAAACTCTCTTGTTAGGTTTGGGCACTTCTCAATGCTAACCATCATCTTAGGATAACCAGTTGGCTGTATCTGCAACCAGTCTCTCAGCTTCATCTCACGACCTTTTATGTCATCACTACCGGGAAGAAAGCCGTATCCTGTATCTACGCTTGAAATACCTCTAGCCTCTAACTGCTTACTGTACTGTATCCGAGGAAGAACACCACTTCCGATTTCACGAATACGACCACCGTGAGCATCCATTATGAACGCCTGGAATGTTTTTCCATAGGCTTTTCTGGCCACAGCGTCTCCGAATTTGTCGGCTGTACACTGCTGTAAATAAAGCTCGTCGTAGCAAATAACAAAATCACCAAGACTTGGGGGAGGAATAGTCCAGAAAGTAACGGCGCAAATACTGTGACCGGGGTCAACAACCATATAACGACACCATCCATCTAAAGGCTCCCCTAAATTGTCTGTTAGCATTTGTTGTATCGGATGACGTGGCCCCTCAAATTTAACAGCGTTGTGCACATCCTTCGAGAACGTAGGATACATCAGAACGCTATCAGTAATCATCTCACCTAAAGCACGCTTACGAAACTCATCCTCACCTTTTTTCTTCCAGCGCTTAATGTTCTCTTCTTTAACAGATTCGGGCATGAAAGGATTGTCAAAAATGGTAGCTCGAATAACTACCGTTGAGGGGTTCTCGTCCTTTGACTCATCTTCAGCTCGTTCCGCTAAATTCACTAACGCATCGTTCTTAGAGTGTGGCAACGCAGACCAACGTAGCTTTCCGTCCCGCATAGTCAAACGGGCAATCATTTCGTCGTACCATTCAGGTCGTTCGAGGTCTTCATCAATGTGAACTAGGTCAGCCTGGAAACCCTGTGCTGGCTCACCTTTAGAACCCATTGCGTATATTGTCCAACCGTTAGTAAGCTCACAAACCTCGAATACATGCTGAGCTCTTTTCTTCCAAGCAAATCTTTTAACGAACCGCTCAGGAATTAACGGTGGTGCTGGCTGAGCGTCATCTTTACGAGCCCAATCTTCTTCTATCCAAGGCTTCCATGCTCGCCATTGGTGGCTCTCTAAATCTTTAATAATCTTGAAAGCGCCTTGTCTAAACAAATACTTGTGTATTGTCCTTCCAATGTGGCCTTCATCCATACCAAGACAAACCATAATCCCGTTTTCTTTGGGATACTTTTCATATGGGTCCTGCCCAGTTGCTGCCCGTGCATCCTCTACAAAAGCACATAGGGATTTACCTACTTGGTTCCCAGCTTGAATAAGCGCCTCTTTTGCATTGCATGAGTGGAACCTGTCTTGAAATGGAAGAGGTTCATAAAGACGCAGAGATTCAATTCGACGACGAGCTCTCTCCTCATAGAGAAGTCGCATCTCCTGCTTTTGTTGCTCGGTTGCGTCATCCTTGTAGGTGACTTCCGGCGGTATATGAACCGGCTCGTCAGGCCAGTTTTTCTTTTCCTTCGCCATCTTCTACGGAACTCTCCATTTCCTCGTCGTTCACTCCATCGTTCCCTGAGTATAACAACAGGGCTTTAGCTGTTTGTTGTATTTCTATATCCAACTCTTCGTCTGTAATCTCTTCTAAAGATTTCTGTGCTGCACCTGATTCTGACACCTTCATGTTCAGTCGAATA